CATCTCCTCTCTCCTCCGTTGTCATGCCCTCACTGGCGCATGGTGACAGTCCCGACGCGCGGGACTGCTGCTATGCGTCAGTAACCGCCCCACTCGACAAGCGCGAACTCGTTTGAGTTGCGTTCGATGGCGGCGCGGAACGCCTCGGCCATGTCGTCAGCATGATCTCTACTGATGGCGTCGATCAGTTTGTCGCCAATCTGAATCGCGTAAACTGGGGAACCGTCCGACAGGTGGGATTGAATTATCAAGATGGTGTGGTCTGGGGCGCTGTAGTCTGATTTCATCTCGGTCTCTCCCTTGGTTGTCACGCGTCGACTTGGCGCATGTGATGGGGCCGGATGGTCCGGCCCACACAGATGCGTCAGGGCCGACCGGCCTCCACATAGGCGCGCTGCCATACATCTATCGCCTTTCTGTAGGCAACCGAGAGGCGGATCACCTCGACGTCGTCGTGATCGGTCTCATGATAGTAGCGCGCTTCCCCTGCGCGCGCCTTGCCATAAGCAGCCACAAGCGCGTCCTGCAATTCGACGTCTAACTTTGTCGCGGCCGCGTGAAGGATGCGATGGTCGGTCATCTGGTGTTTCCTCTCTGTTGCGTGGTGGCGTGTCGAGCGCCACGACACACAGCTAGAGCGCTTCGCTTGGCGCGTCAAGCGGTAAAAGAGAAAAAAACGCTAGACCGTGAAAAAGGGGGCAGACGCATACACTGGCGCTCGATCCCCGGCTGGAAAGGTCCGATCCGCATCGAGACAGCATCGCCCCCATGTGCATGGTGAGGTCCCAAAGGGCAGGCTATCCGTCCCCCATCATGCCAAAACCAACTCGCCATGGAATGCCTACTAGGACATACAACACCAAGGGCGCAGCCCTGGGGGAAGGCAGCCCTAAGCACCGGATTGCACCAGCCCTCCGGCGAGCCATGAAACTGCGGGTAGAGAACAACCTCAATATAGGCGACGCCTGCAAGCTCGCAGGCTACTCCGAGAGCGGCTGGCACCTCGCCATGAAGCGCCCCGCCGTCAAAGCAGAACTGCAATCGCTGCAAGAAGCCTTCATTTCCAACGCTCAAGGCCGCCGCGAATACCTCAAAGCCCGAGCACTCACCATCGCAGAGGAACTCATGGAGGCCGCAGAGACCACGCAAGAGAAGTGGAAAGCGGTGGAGTTCTTCACCCGAGAGGCAGCTAAACACGCCCCACCTGTGACCGTAAACGTCGGTCAAAGCCCGGGATATGCCTACATCCGGCCCGGAGAGCGGGTCATCGACGTGACACCTGATAGCCTGTCAGATGGACCAGAGGATAAAGACTAGGCGGAACAATCGCTTAGGTCATCAGGTGGAACGGAAGGGCAATCCACTAAGGTCGCAGACCCATCGTCGGGGGGGTCATGTCGCCACCCATGGCCGGATCGGGGGGGGTGGGGGCAAAAACGGCAACGCGCTCATATCATACTCCACCCTCACGCGAGCAACTTCATTTTTTTCTTTATTATCAGGCCCTTGGAGTTTCCCATGTTATAAAGTGGGTAACTGGCAGTTTTACAGTGGGAAACTCGTGCATGTGGGGGTGTTTTGGGATGTGGGATGAGTTTTGCAGTGGGAAACTCGGAGGGTTCGGATGGCTGGCGGGAGACCTGGGGTAGGGCTGAGGCAGGTGACGGTTGGGTTGCCTGAGGTGTGTCTTGCGGAGATTGACCGTGTTGGTGGGGAGGGCCAGCGGAGCCGGGTTATCAGGCGGATTGTGGAAGAGTGGTATGAGGGGCGGGTTTCGCAAAATGCTTCAAAGGGGCGGAGTGTTCGGGATGTTCTGGCGGGTGTTCCTGTGAAGGGGCGGGTCTGATGTCTCTTGAGTGGCGGGATGGTGCCCGGGTCTATCGGCCTGACGGGGAGGTGCTGGATCGGTTCTTCTGGTCGCGTGGTCGGCTGGATGTGATTCAGGGGCCGATTGGTTCGGGGTCGTCGTCGGCGTGTGTCCAGCGGATATGGGCGACGGCGATGGAGCAGGAGCCGGACTATGACGGGGTGCGACGGACGCGGTGGATCGTGACGCGGGGGACGTACAAGGAGATCGACACGACGATTCTGGCGACGACGTGGCCGCAGTGGTTTCCCGAACATGAGTGGGGGACGATGGTTCGGTCTGAGCCGCGGTCGCACACGTTGAAGCGGCGGCACTTGTCGGGGGACGGGACCAGGATCGAGTGCGAGGTCGTGTTTCTGGCGCTGCCGGACGAGATGACGGCCGAGCGTGTTCTGGCCTCGTTCGAGATTACCGGGTTCTTCGTGAACGAGGGGCAGTTCGTGCAGCTTGGCGTGGTGACGGAGCTTCTGTCTCGCTGCGCGCGTTTTCCGTCGAAGATGAACGGGCCGGGCGCGACGTGGTATGGCGGCTTCATCGACTTGAACGCGCCGGAGGAAGGGCACTGGATACCCTACATGCGCGGCGACATGCCCGTGCCTGCGGACTGGTCGGACGACATGAAGCAGCAGTTTCGCAAACCGGAGAAATGGAACTTCTTCGTGCAACCGCCGGGGCTGATCGAGCGCATCGAGAACGGCAAGATCACCTATGAGCCGAACCCGAATGCCGAAAACCAAAAGTGGCTGAAAGAGCCCTACATCGAGAAGATCGCTGGCTGGGACAAAGACAAGATCGACCGGCGCATCTTGAACAAGGTCGGCCTGTCGCGGCACGGGAAGCCGGTCTATCCGACCTTCTTGCCAGACGACCACATCGCAAAGTTGGAGCCGGAGCCTGTGCCCGGCCTGCCCATTATCGTGGGGCTGGACTTCGGGCGCGAGCCCGCTGCGGTGTTCTGCCAGTGCCGCAACGACCGCTGGACCGTGCTCTCGGAACTCATCGGCAACAACGAGAGCGCCACAATTTTTGCTCCCCGCGTCGCGCGACACCTGGCGCAGAGGTATCCGGGCTATGCCTTCGAGATTTGGGGCGACCCGCGCGGCGGGGATCGGCGCGACAACACCGAAGTCACGGCGTTTGAAATCTTCCACGCCGAAGGAATGCAGGTCTTCCCCGCGTCCACCGACAACAACCCGGAAATCAGACGCTCGACCGTCGAGCGCGTTCTTCAAAGACGATACGGGCTCCAGATCGCGTCGTCCTGTCTCACGCTCAAGACCGGCATGGCCGGCGGATACCACTACCGATCGATCAAGGGCGTGGACGGCATGTTCACGGAAAGGCCCGTCAAGAACATCTATTCCCACGTCGTCGAGGCCTTGGAAAATGCGCTCATGGGCGGCGGGGAGGCGATGAGCGTGACGCGGCCCAACGTCGTGCAGCTTCGCCCCTCGGCCGTCGTCAGAAGGCACCCGCACCTGCGATGAAACCCGCGCTGTTCTACTTCGGCTTCCACAAGCCCACGGGCTTTCGAGAGGCATGGTTTCGGCGGGAATGGTCGATGTTCGGCCATGTCGAGGCATGGGGCGTCATGGAGGACGGAGAGACATGGTTCTTTCTCGATCCTGTTGCCGCGCGCTCCTACCTGCGCATCGAATACCGCCACGATGAGGTCGAGAACCTGCTCGCCAACCGCTTTCTCGCCTGCGAGACGGTCTACAAGCTGCCGTCGCCCGACGCCGCAATCGCCGTGCCACTCCACCCGACGATGAACTGCGTCAGCCAGTGCGCGCACCTGATCGGCGCCCGTGCATATTCGCTCGGCAGTTTTCGCCGCATCCTCGCCGGGCACGGAGCCCAGGTTGTGAAATGCGGATAAGCCCACCCAAGGAACCCACGGAAGACCCCAAACTCGTCGCTGATCGGGAGCGCGAACGGCTGATGGCCGAAGAAGAACGCACGGCTGCCAGTCAGGTCCTCGCCAGCGGCATGACCACGGACTTTCGCAGAAGCTACCTTGGCCGCTCTCTGTTCAGCGTTGTGAAAAAATGAAACCGTCCAAGGACTTCCAGTCTCGGTTTGACGACGCGCGGCATTTCCGAGACGACGTGCGCTCGAAGATCGAAGACGTGTACCGCTTCTGCGCTCCGCAGCGCGAAGACGAATTCACCACGGCACAGAACTCGCGCCGTGTGCAGCGCAATGACGAAACGACCGTCTACACTTCTCTCGGCGAAACCTGCGCTGCGGACCTCGCAGGCGACATCGTGACCTATTTCACGCCGCCCGAAGCGCACTGGTTCGAGATTTCGGTCCTCACGCCGGTGCCGGAGGACATAGAAAAGCAGGTCCTCGAATTCGCCACCAAGCGCGAACAGGACCTCCGCGACCTCATCGCGGCCTCGAACTACTACGACATCGCGCCGCAATGGGCCTTTGAGACCGCAACCCACGGAACTCCGGCCCTCTGGGTGCAACTCGCCCACCGCACACAGCCCATCTTCTGCGAAAGCGTGCCGCCGTCACAACTCTTTCTGACGCCCGGACATCTCGGATACCCCGACAGGTTTCGCCAGCAGACCGTGCGCGCCAGCACCCTTCCGGCCCTCTTCGCCGCCTACCCCGATATCGACCTCAATGATCGGGAACTGCGCACCAAGATCGAGAAACCCGGCACCTTCTGCACTTGCGTCTGGGGCTTCTGGCTTGACTGGACGGACCCCGCCAACCCGCTCTGGCGCATGGAGGTCACCGTTGACGGCAAGCGCGTCACGCCGGAGGAACCCTTTACCCTCGGCCCAATGGTCGGATCATGCCCGCTGCTCGTCGGTCGCTTCAATCCCCAGCCGTTGCAGCCCTGGGGGCGCGGCCCCGGTATGCGCGCCGTGCCGGATATGCGCGTGCTCGACAAGGTGGAGGAGAGCTTACTGCTCGGGCTCGAAGATCAGTTGAAGACGACGCTGATCTACTCCCACGACTCCGTTCTCGACCTCTCCAAGGGCATCACGCCCGGCACCGCCTATCCGGCCGGGCCAAGGTTTGCCAAGGATCAGGTCTATGAACTGAACAAGACGACCAATCTGGAGACCTCGTTCTTCACGAGCGAGAACATGACCAGCACAATCCGCGAGCTTTTCTATCAGTCCGGCCCTCGCCAGCGCGGCGACACGCCGCCGACGGCGACGCAATGGCTCGACGAGGCCCGCCGCGTGCAGGAACGGCTCGGAAAGCCGTCCGCCCCGCTCTGGACGGAACTGATCTTCCCCTTCGTGCAGCGCGTGGAATGGCTCGGCGTGCAATCAGGGCTGCTTGAAGACGTTGTTTCCATCGACGGGCAGGCCATCACGCTGCAACCGATCAGCCCGTTGCAGAAATCGCAGAACCGCGATGACGTGCTGACCACCCGGTCGAACCTGCAACTCGCTTTCGAGGTGCTGCAAGATCAGGCGCCCAACTACATCGACTTCATCCAGACGTTGCGGAACGTCATTCAGGCGTCCGGCGACCGTCTCACCGTCATCCGCGAGGAACCCATCCAGAATGAACCTGCCCCTGCGCCCGCCTGAGAAAGGACCCGTCTCCGAATACTTGCACTTTCTCGATAGCAGCTTGCAGCCCCACGAAAAGGCTGCGGCCCGCGAAGCCCGTGCCAGCGTTCGCCGGCTCATGTTAACGCCGGATGGGCTTATGCTCATGGATTTGCTGGAAAAATCGACTACTCAGTTCTTCAAGTCGCCGCTTGCAGACCCCCGTGCATGTGACGCGCTGAACGCCCAGCGTTTTATCGTTCTCGATCTCATGAGGATTGCGAACGATGACGGAAACCACGACCCCAAACCCCGAAAGCCAAGTTTCAGCCGGTGATGCGCCCGCCGCACAGCCGGATTCTGGCAACGACTTTTCGTGGATCGGGCAGGATTTTCTCACCGATGGCCGCCCGGATGTCGGGCGCTTCCGTGAGCACTACGAAGGCCTTCTGGCCGAGGACGCGCGCCGCCGTGACGCGCCGACCGCGCCCGCCGATGGCAAATACGACCTGAGCATCCCGGCCGATCTCGATTACGGCGATTTCAAGCCGCCCGAAGGCGCGAAAATCGAGCTTCTGACCGACGATCCGAACTTTGCCCCCGTCTTTGGCGAATTGCAGGCGTTCCTGCAACAGAACAACCTGCCCCAGCAGACCGCCTCCGGTCTCATCGGGCTTCTGGCCAAGTATCAGGCGGCGCAATCCATTGCCGCCGATAAGGCGCGTGCCGCCGAAGTCGAAAAACTCGGGCCGACGCCCGGCGCGCGCAATTCCCGTCTGCAAAGCGTGCAGCACGGATTGGCCAGTCGTCTCCCCCCGGATCAGGCAAAAGCGCTGCTCGCCGCAACGCAAAGCGCCGAGGGAGTCAGGGCACTCGAAACCCTGCTTGCCCGGAATAGCGGCCCGCTTGCCGCAACCCCGAGTCCGCAGAAGCAGGTCCTCAACGGCCTGCACGGTGAAGCACTCCTGCGCGCCGCGCGGGCGACAATGTAAACCCAGAGGCAAATGAGGTAATCCATGCCTATCACCCTTCCTGAATACGCAAAGGGCGTGGATAATCCCGTCCAGCGCGCCATGATCGAACTCTTTCCCGAGTCGGTCGACTTTCTGTCCATCTATCCCTTTGTGACCGCTCCGGGTGGCGTCTATCGCTACATGGAAGAAGCGGCACTCGGTTCCAACGTCGCCTTCCGGGCCATCAACGGAACGGTCGCCGAAGGTTCCGGCCTTGTCCTTGACCGGACGGAAGGCTGCTATCCGATGGCCGGCAACATCGACGTGGACCGGGTTCTCATCGAACGCCACGGTTCTGAGCATCGCGCGATCAAGGAGAGGATGCTCGTCAAGCAGAAGGCGGCTGCCTGGGCTCAGGCCTTTGTGCGCGGCGACAACCAAGCCAACTCGCTGGAAATGACCGGCCTTCGCACCCGCCTGCGCGCGGTTGGC